ACATCTAGGTCTACCCGCTGCGCTAGATCAGGGACAAGCTTCGGCTTTGTTTTCGGATCGAAGCCGTTTAACTGCCACAACCGCTCGACGGCGTACTTGTTATAGACCTCGGCAAAATTATTCAGGTAGCCCTCCACTGCCTGAAAAAACATATCGACCTTAGTGACCGCCAGCGATTGCGTGCCGCGCGCTTCGTGCCCAAGGCTTAGGAAGTCCGCAAGCACAGATGTCATCATGCCGATATTGTAGCGACCGATTGCGACCTCGAAATTCAACGCCGTGCCGCGACCGCCTTGTGGCGTCTGTAGCTCAAGTGAAAATTGCGGAAGACTGGTCGGGCCGTTTGCGCCCTGCCACGGATCGCTTGGCATCACGGCACCCATCTGTTCGTCCACTCGCATGTTACGCGCGAGAGAGCGAAACGATTCCATGCTCGCCATCGCTTTTGAATTGCCTGCGTTGGCGGCTTCAATCATCGCCATCGGCACCTTGACGACAGGAAAGCCGCCCATGCGTTCGCCCAAGATAGCCTCTAGCTCCTGCAATCGTTTGATAAAGTAATAGGGAACGTAGGCAGTACGTAGGATCGAGCGGCCTTCTGGATTGTTCTTATGCGAAGTCGGCCGAAACAGCAGCATCTTCTCTATTGCCATGTCGCGCATGATGCCGGTCCACGGCAACTGACGCACGCCGGTGATCGTGCCGACACCATCGAAGTACCATTGCAGAATAGTATCCTGCCCGCGTAACGGAATGCGCCGCCAGCCAATCAATCCATCATCGTAATCGCTCGCGCCTTGCCGCTGGCCGTCAGCAGATTGCGGCGGCGTTTTTCCGAGCCTGCGCTTATAGACAATCTCGTGCGGAGCGTAGCCGTACTGTAGCGCCGATAGATTCTCGATAATCAAATCGGACCACGTGTGGCTCATGTCGTCCATGCACGATTGAATAAAGTCTGCCGCTTGCTGTCCCTGGCCGGTGCCGACTTCCTCGCTTGGCTCGACGCGCCACTCCACTTTGCGCATGGTACTTTGAATTGCGTAAAGCAACGCGCCAATAGTCGGGCTGTTGTCGCCCATCTCGCGGTATTTCTGCGCGCCCTGCCGACCTTGTAACTCAAAAAGCGTTTCTTCCTTCACCCAACCGGAAAAGACGCGAAGGCCGGAGACGCCAATTTCTCGGAAGGTCAGCCCTCGCTGAATATTCCCGGTGTCGAATACCGGGGCCGCACCCGGCGTTGACATGATGTTGGTAGTGATGTCCGCGCGCTCATCGATCGGTCGAGAGAACGGATTTACTGGTTGCGTCGGATCAGCCATGAGTCATCACCATAAGACGCCTTTTTCTTTTTTAGCCGGTTGATTACCAGGACGCACAGGCGACAAGGCCGGGTTTTGTACCTCACCCCATTGCGGGTCGCCAAAGTATTCTCGCGGTTGGGCTACTACACCGAATCCGCCTGTGCCTACGACAGTACGCCGAACCGACTCGACTGCATAGCGCACAGCATCAATAGTATGGTTGTCCTTGTCGAGCAGCGACGGCAGCACTTCATCAGTCAGCTTGTCTCGCTCGTAGGCGTAAAACGTAAATTCGTCCACGACACGCTTACAGTTTGGGTGGATAATGACATCGTATGATTTGATGAACTCCACGCCCTCCTCGACAGAGCCTGATCCCTTGCGCGCTCGTTCAATCTGCGGGTAGCCGTGATTTGACATGTAGCTGATAGTTTCCGGCCGAGCGCTGTCAGCCATGATAGGCCATTTGCGGGGGTGTAATTCATCTTCAGGTCCATTCGCTATGCTATCAAATAGCGCTGGCGTCTTGTCTATCTCGACGCCTACGCCGCTTGCCTCAGCATCGATATAAAGCACCCTCGTTTCTGGGAACACGTAGCAGCGCACCAGGACCGTAGGATCAACGGAGAACCCCCAGTCTGCGCCGTAGTATGGACGTGTCCCGCTGGGCACGTCCAATGCCTCAATCTTCCAATTCCTAAACACTGCCGAGTCGGTGCGGTGAGCGTACTGGCCTCGCCAGACGTGCTTATACTTCTCTGGGTCACGAACCTGATCCCTTTCCATTTCTACTTTGAGAACTTCGGGAAAGAACGGGTTATCCTCAATCTGCAATTCCTTAACGATTGCCCACTTGTCATAATACCGTTTAAGTGACGACGGCACTCCGGCGTCGGCAATATCCCCTTTCCGAAACATCGCATCAACCGGATCGCGCGGGCTACGCGGATTCCAGGCGAACCAAATCTCCGAGCCGTTCTTACGAATGGTAGGGATTAGCGTGTTAAGACTGACTTGCGATACGGTGCTGGCTTCCTCTACCCATACGATGTCGATATTTGCCATTGATTGCATCGACACTGCACGCGCAGTCTGCAAGCCCTCAAATATAAACTGCGAGCCGTTTACTCCGGTGATGGTGTTCGCCGTAGACACGAAGAACGTATCCAACCCTGCCCGCATAATTGCTTCGTCGAGCATGTGTTTGACCGACTCGCGGATTGTCTTCTGTACCTCGCGGCAACAGAGTATACGGGTGGGCTTTTTGGTGGCCTTTAAGATGGCGGCAATAGCAAAGCTTGTACTCTTAGCTGCACCGCGACCGGAGAACATTGCCTTATAGCGCGCTCGAACCTTAACTAGATCACGGAACGCTTTCGGCAATTCCAGATCATGCGCCATTAGACAAACTTGACGTTGACTTGAATCGGCGGCGCACTCTTGTCCGCATCGCTTCGCAACGTAGTGTTTTGCAGCTTGGGCGATTGATACGGCGCGAGATTATTCGCAATCGTCGTGCCCTCATGTAGCGCCGCTTTCATCTTGCTTTGATCCGGATTGGGACCATTCGGCTGATGCTGCGCCGCAAGCCCGAACCAGAACTCCATCGCCTCGGCCATGCGCTCGACCGCTAGCCTGCGCCCGGACTGACGTTCTTCTTTCTCTACTCGCTCGCGTGCGGCAGCCGTTGATTTATTGAGCGTGCCGCGTTGACGACCGCCAGTTTTCTTCTGACCGATGATGCCCATGTCCCGATAATAGAGCATTAGAACAAGTCACACAAAGAGCAGCTTCGTAAAAAAAACAAGCGCCCTGACGGGGAGCCAGAGCGCTTGGAGGTCTACAAAACAGGGTCATCCCATTGGGGGCTGCAAGGAAACAGGACGACCTAATAATGCCTATTACCGCGATTCCGCTTATATGTGCAATGGGCTAGTTCTTCGTCGCTATTATAAGCCAGTCCTCGACCACCTTGCCGTTCTCTTGAACCGAGTGCTGTTCGACTTCGGCGCTAAAGCCATTGCGAGCAATTAACCCTTCGATCTGGTCCTGCTTGAGTTTCAATACCTTACCAGCGGTTGTCAGCTTATCGTCCCGCAATGGAGATGCGCAGACGCTTAGAAACCGACCGCCGCTGCATAAGACACGCGCCGCTTGCGCCCAGGCATAAGTCAGTTCTTCTTCGGTCAGGTTTTCCAATGAGCGAATATCGACCACGAGATGAAACGACCGGGGCGTATACGGCCACGGCTTTGTGCAATCCGCCACGATCAGGCGCGGGAAGTTATGGATCGACTTCGCTGTGAGCCTATATAGCGCCCTAGAGATGGCCGTGGGTGAGCTATCGAAGCCGCAAGTAGAAAACCCTTGAGCGGATAGATACTCGGTATTCCTTGCCGTCCCGCAGCCGACCTCAAGACAGCTTACGGCGTGGCGCTGTTCTTCATCCCGCCCTTTTAGCCAATATTGCGCCTCGGCGATCAGGCGAAAATCGGGAGCGCGCCCTATAAGCAAACGCGCCTTATGCGCTTCATTCCATTCAACGGCGTAGTTCATTTTCGACGTGTTTCACGTGTGACACTTCTCGCCTTTCGCTTAACCATCGCCATACATTCTCCTCTAGAGCCTCGACTATTCGCGGCGCGCTATTGCCATCGCCGTAGGGATTCTCACAGGTTGATCGACCGTGATCGGCCAATTTCATTATTATTTCCGCAATGCGATCAGGCTCAAGCCCTGAGTGGTAAACGTTGTCTGGTATTGTTCGCCCCCTCTGCCTGTCTCCCACAAGCACGCATTGCAGTCCGAAACTCGGTGCCTCATAGAGCATTGCGCTTGAGTTACCGACCATGACATCGCAATGAGTCATTAGAGAATAATAGAGTTGCGGCGAAACGTTCTCGGCGAACACGCATTGATGCCTGCTACCGCTCCAATCGCGCCACACACTATTGATCGCTTCGCCTCCCGGATCAGCATTCGCGCCTAAGCACACGCACTGTATTTCAATTTTGGATAACGCAGCCACGACAGCCCGCGCTTCCATCATTGGCTCTGACTCTACGGTATTCGGATGAACGCACACGATAGCGGCCTTTTGGTCGAGCCGCCAATCCATGCGCTTAAACACGCCTTCCCTTGTCAGCACCGCCGTCTGCTTGATGCGATCGATGGCTGGCGAGCCGGTCATGTAGACCTTGTCGCCTTTGTGACTCAGCGGTCCCTCATTATAGTCGCCGCCAGTAATGCGATTGAACGCAACAGCATTGGTAGCGAAGTGGATACAGCTTAAAGCCGTGATCGCGTCCCTATAGCGATTGTCCGCCGAGCCTTCCGTTACGTCGCCGCCCGCTATGTGGGCGATAGGAATGCGTCGTCGCGCAAGTTCAACTACTGCCTCCAAAACCTCAAATCTATCGCCGCCGACAATGGCCGCGTCTACGTGCTTAGACGAATAGCCGAAGTCATCTGCTTGCCATAGGTGCGAAGTATGCCACGCCTTCAATAACGCCTCATGCACGACCTCTAGGCCGTTACGATCCGCGCGAGAGCCGGTGATGACCAGGACTTTCATTTTCGCTCTACCATGCATCTAAATCCAAACGTGTGTACTAGCCTTGCCACGTCCGGGCGACCGTTGCAGGTGAAATCTTCCTTTCGCGACTCCTCATAGTTGCGAGCGCAGCCGCAGCAGGTCAAAAGCAGAACTGCTAGAATCATGATGACCTTCATTGCTGAGTCCCCTCTTTACGGTGTCGATGGCAGGCAGATGCAGCGCCGCCAGATGTCCTCCGCTGTTTGTAGACTACCTTGACGGGGGGCAAATTTGAAATGCGACAGCTTATGCAGTGGCGTGAAGATCGCTCGCGCTTCGAACCCGTCATCCAATAGCGCCTGGATCACCGCGTCCCGCTCGTTCATTACGCGAGGATCGAGCAGTATGGCATTGAGCCAGTGATTGCTTCCTGGCACGTCAATCATGCTGACGTTTTTGTTATCGTCAAAGGACACCGCATAGCGCGCCGCCAACGTCAGCTTGGCGCTCAATGTCTGAGCAAGCCTGCCAAGCTGTTCAACGCCCAACGCAGCGCCCATAGACGACATGCGATAATTCCAGCCGACCTCATCGTGCTGCCACAAGAACGGATGCTCGACTTTAGCTTGTCTCGCTAAATGACTGACGCGCTCCGATATTTGCTGATTGTTTGTCAGCACCGCTCCACCGCAGTCAGTCGTAACGATCTTATTAAGGTTGAAGCTCAATGCGCCAGCCATGCCGATTGTGCCGCAATGCTGCGTCAGAGCAAATGATCCCAAAGCCTCTGCGGCGTCCTCGATAACCACAATGCCGTAATACTCCGCAATGCTGTGTATGTT